AGATGAACATAAGAAGTCTAAGGAATATAAGAAATTAACGCCTAAGATGAAGTCCGCAGTGGATGCTATCTTTAAAGTTATGGATGCTAAACCACAAGATTTCCTAAATACTTTTGAAAAAACAATTAAAGATATAAGTAAAAAAAATAAAGTTCGTGAAAAGGACTTAATTTCGTACTTTGAAAAAGAAGTACTGTCAATTTAATAGGAGTAGATTTAGATGTCTTTTACAACGACAACATTAAGAGATACAGTAGTAAATGCCTCAGGTGCTGGTGGAACAGTTACAATTTTAGTCAATATTGATAATGATACAACTGCAACAAATGCTATCCTAGATGCAAGTGAATTAGATGGTCATGCAAATGGAGCTAAATTACATATTAGTAGAATTTGGTGGGGTTTAGTACAAGGAACTGCTGATGATGATACAGGACATGTTGCAATTATTGAACAAGGTGCTTCATCAGATGTAACATTAATTGACCTTGCTGGAAGTGGACATTATGATGGCTCTGCTGGATTAATTAAATCTAGGGCAACAAACACAACAGCAACCTCTGGTGATTTTGAGGCATCTTGTCAAGGTACATCTGGTTTTGTTTTAATAGAATTTAAGAAAGATGAAAACTACACATCATAGAGAGAATTATGAGTAATAAAGTAAAATTAATATCGGAAGAATTTGTAAGTGATGTAGAGTACATCACCGAAGAAAAAGAAAATGGAAAGAAAGATTATAAAATCAAAGGTATCTTTATGCAGGCTGATATCAAAAACAAGAACGGCCGTGTATATCCTATGGAAATACTTAACAAAGAAGTCAAAAGATACAATAAAGAATTCATCAATGAGAAGCGTGCTTACGGTGAATTAGGACACCCAGAAGGTCCAACAATAAATTTAGAAAGAGCTTCTCACATGATAACTGCACTTTATCCAGACGGTAAAAACTTTATAGGTGAAGCTAAAATATTATCTACACCTATGGGTGAAATCGTTAAGACCCTTATGGATGAGGGAGCTAAACTTGGTGTTTCTTCAAGAGGAATGGGAAGTTTAGAACAAAAGAAAGATGGCAGTAATTATGTGAGGAATGATTTTTATTTGGCTACAGCTGCTGATATCGTTTCCGACCCATCGGCTCCTAGTGCTTTCGTAGAAGGTATCATGGAAGGTAAAGAGTGGGTATGGAATCATGGGGCACTTGTAGAATCTGAATTAGTAGAGGCGAAAGAAAGAATCAACTCTAGAATTCGGAAAAAACAAGCGTTAGAACAGAATTTGGAGTTTGCTAAATTCCTAAAGATGTTATAATGTATAAATAAGTGTTAATATAGACAAAAAGATATTAATTAACAACAATAGATTTAACTAGGAGATATCCAATGAGCGAAATCGAAAAAACTATTGAAGAATTAGAGGCAGAAGTCCTTAGTGAGCTTGAAGAACAAGCGGATGCTCCTAAGAAAGGTGCAGCTCCTGCTGAACCTCAGTTAAAAGCTTCTGATGCTTCAAGTGTTACACCTGGAGGCGAAGTAGTAGATATGGGCCCTGCAGTAACACACCCTTCTGATAAGTCTGGCCCTGGTACTTCCGCTGGTAAAAAAGCGAAAGAAACTAAAGGTGATGCTGCTCAGAAAAGTGAAGGTAAACCAGATTCTGGTGATACACCAAATGATGGTAAAAAGAAAGTTGCTAAATCATTAGCTGCTGGTGACCAAGTAGAAATGGAAGATGACCAAGAAGTCATTTCTGAAAAAGAAGAAGAAGTATCTGAAATGAAAGAAATGTCTAAAATGGAAATGATTAAGGCTATGAAAGACATGGAAACAGAAATGAAAGATATGTCTATGGAAATGGTCAAAGCTACTTACAACAAAATGAAAGAAATGATGACAAAAGAAATGTCACATGAGCAAACAGAAGAAGATAAAGAAAAAGAAGCATTACAAAAAGAAGCTGTAGAACAAAGAATTAAATCTATAGATGTACAAGAACATGTTGAAGCTCTTATGAGTGGAGAAGGTGACTTGTCAGATGAATTCAAAAAGAAAGCTGCAACTGTATTTGAAAGTGCTGTAAAATCAAAAGTTCGCGATGAAGTTACAAGACTTCAAGAAAACTATGACAACGAAATAGAAGAAGGTATCAAATCTAACAAATCTGAACTTACAGAAAAAGTAGATACATACATGAACTATGTTGTAGAAGAATGGATGAAAGAAAATGAATTAGCAGTAGAAAGAGGTCTGAAAGGAGAAATCGCTGAAGACTTTATTGCTGGTTTGAAACAGTTGTTTGAAGACCATTATGTTGACATTCCTGATGACAAATATGATGTACTACAAGCACAATCAGACAAAATTGCTGAGTTAGAAGAAAAAGTCAATAAGACTTTAGATGAATCAATAGAATTTAAAAAGTCTAATGATGACTTAACTCGTAATAAAGTTATATCAGAAATGGTTTCTGATTTAGCTGACACAGAAATTGAAAAGTTCAAAGGTCTTACTGAAGATGTTGACTTCGGAAACGAAGAAGACTTTAAAGGTAAACTTGAAACTTTAAAAGAAAGTTATTTCCCTAAGACAATTAAGGAAACAACTGAAAATATAGATAATGTAGAAACTGGCCCTGCACAGGACATTGATGTCACAGATTCGATGGCTGCTTATAGTAAAGCAATCGGAACTGCCGTCAAGGGTGCAAGTAAGTAAATATATAAATAGTAGAAAATAAAGGAGAAAACACAAATGTTTCAAACAGAAAATCTACAAGAGAAGTGGTCGCCAGTCCTTGCACATCCTGATTTACCAAAAATCGAGGATTCGTATAAAAGGGCAGTAACTACTGTAATTCTTGAAAACCAAGAAAAAGCTATTAAAGAAGATAGAAGTTTCTTAAAAGAAGCAGCTCCAACAAACAGCACAGGTGCTGATGTTGAGAACTGGGACCCAATATTAATATCTTTAGTTAGACGCTCTATGCCTAACTTAATTGCATATGATATTTGTGGTGTACAACCAATGACAGGCCCAACAGGTTTAATCTTTGCTATGAGAGCAAGATTTGCTTCTATGGACGGTGCAGAGGCGTTAGGAGATGAAGCTGATTCTGGTTTCTCTAATGATGACGGTGCAGGCGACTTAGGTGTTGGTGACCAAACTGGTACAAACCCAGCAGCTTTAAACGACAGCCCATCAGCAGGTCAATATACATCACCAACTGGTATGTCATTGGCTCAAGGTGAGCAACTAGGTGATACAACAACTAATGCTTTCGCTGAAATGGCTTTCAGTATTGAAAAAACAACAGTAACCGCTGTTACTCGTGCTTTAAAAGCTGAGTACACAATGGAACTTGCGCAAGACCTTAAAGCAATTCATGGTTTAGATGCAGAAACAGAACTAGCTAATATCTTATCTGGTGAAATTCTTGCTGAGATTAACCGTGAAGTAGTTAGAAGCATTTATGTTTCAGCTGTTAAAGGTGCTCAAGTAAACACAACAACTGCTGGAATCTTTGACTTAGACACAGATTCTAATGGTCGTTGGTCTGTTGAGAAATTTAAAGGGTTAATGTTCGCTCTGGAAAGAGATGCTAACGCTGTCGGACAACAAACTCGTAGAGGAAAAGGTAACATAATCATATGTTCTGCTGATGTAGCGTCTGCGTTACAAATGGCTGGAGTATTAGATTACACACCTGCTCTAAACAACAACTTAAATGTTGATGACACATCTGCTACATTCGCTGGTGTTATGAACGGTAGATTTAAAGTGTATGTTGACCCATATGCTGCTAATGTCGCTGCTTCACAATACTATGTTGTAGGATATAAAGGTACTTCACCTTACGATGCTGGTGTCTTCTACTGCCCATATGTTCCACTACAAATGGTTCGTGCGGTAGGTGAAAACACTTTCCAACCAAAAATTGGATTTAAAACTCGTTACGGTATAGCTGCTAACCCATTCCACACAGGAGTGATTTCAGCTGGTACTGCAGAAAATACAAGTATTACTGCAAATACTAACAAGTACTACAGACGCGTAAAAGTAACAAACTTAATGTAAGATTGTTTCTTTCAACAAATGAATTGGGGGGTTTCGACCCCCCTTTTTATTGCCTAAATAATAGTATGTCTAAAGAACTAATCATTATCACAACATCACTTGTATTAGGATATATTATATTCTGTATTACATTAGCAGTTGGAAATGATTTAGGACTTATAGATAAAGGTAAAATTTATTTTGAAGTCTATATGTTTTGTTGGATTGTTGTATATTGTATATTTCAATATAATGAAAATAAATGGACAAACCCTTGACAAAAGGTGTTTTAACCTGTTAGTCTAGCATCATGAAGTTATATTCTATAAGGAATTATAAGTATATTAACAAATACTAATCTAGACAAATAATGGACAAAAATTAACTGTTAAGGTTTTATGACTTATAAATATAATCAGATATGTGTTAGAATAGACATCCCTCACTTTCATTCCAAATTGAAAGTGTTCCTTATGTCACATGACTAACGCATGGATTAAGTCATTGACAGGCAGTCGGTGACATAACTATTTCGTGGGAGGAAATACGAAATGGGACAAATATTACTTAATTTACGCTACTTACTAGCTCCGATACTTATTATCGTTGCTGGAGCTGGTGTATTAGTAGGTGGTATCATGGCATGGTTAGGAGTAGTTTTACTATTCGTAGGATTGTTAGTAGATATCGCTACTAAATTTGAAACAACAGGTGTTGGGTATGATAGCAATGGCGAATCACTAGGTTGGCCTACTTTTCAAAACCTAACAATGTATTTCATGTTACCAATCTTTGTATTGTTTCAACTAGTCATGGCATGGAGAGTTTATTCTTTTATGTCACTAGGTGGAGCTGAAGGTGCAGTAATCATGGAAATCATTCCTGGCCTACTTGCAATGCATGAAGGTATAACAGGTCTTAACTTAATAGGTGCAACATTATCATCAGGTATCTTTATAGGTATCGGAATCATCTATGGTCACGAACTAAGTCACACAAAAGGATTTGGATTCGTAATCTCTAGATTAATGATGGCTCTATCAGGTTCAGCACACTTCTGTTATGCTCATGTATATAATCATCATCTAGAACTTGCTAGTGAAGATGACCCTGCTACTGCTCCAAGAGGGCGTACAATTTATGGTCATTATCCACTATCATATCTAGGTCAATCTAAATTTCTATTTAACATGGAAAAAGAAAGACTATCAAGAATGGGTGTATCATTCATTTCTTGGCAGAACCGTTGGATTCGTGGATACTTAATGGCTGTACCAACAGTAACATTATTTTTCATGGCAGGCGGATGGATAGGTATGGCTGTACTAGCAACAGTTTGGGCTATCTCAAACTTTGAACTAGAAGCACTTAACTATCTAGAACATTATGGTCTTATTCGTGTTAAAGACCAACCAATCGACTACAGACATAACTGGGATAACTCAACATGTTTCACAGCGTGGTTCTTTATTGAAATCGGCAGACAAGCTGACCATCATGACAGAGGTGAAACACATTTCTGGGAACTAGAAAATGTCGGTTGTCCAAATACTGGCTGGGGCTACTTTGTGGTATTCTTTATCGCATTAGTACCACCAATATGGCATTGGTACATGAGAAAAAGATTAGCTGCATGGGATGAACACTTTGCAACAGATGAAGAAAAAGCAATAGCTGCAAGAATCAACAAAGAAGTTGGTTACGAAGGCACACCATTCTCTGGTGATGTTCTTCAAGATGCAGGTAATGTAGACTTAGGTCTTCGTTCAGCTAAGAAGTAGTTAACTCTAAATACTTACGGAATTGGGGTGTGATGAACACCCCTTTTCTTTTTAAGTCTTATAAATAATAGTATGACAACAGAAACATCACCACTCAATAGACAACCCACTGCATTAGATTATTCAAGTCCTACACAGTTTCGTTTTCTAATTAATCAATTACCTAAAGTACAATACTTCACTACTGAAGCAAATATACCTGGTATTACATTGGGTGAAGGTACATATAATACACCTCTTAAAGACTTACCACTATTGGGTGATAAACTAACTTATGATGATTTAACAATAACATTTATTGTTGATGAAAATTTAGAAAACTATATCGAAATGCATACATGGTTAACAGGTATTGGATTTCCAAAAGACAGAAAACAATTTTCTGATTTTAGAAGTGTAACTTCAAATATGTCTGTAAAAACAAGAGGTGAAAGTAATGACATAGGTGATGTAAGAGCATCAACACCAGAATTAGCTATGACTAGTGATTCTGTAATGACAATATTAACAAACAAAAATAATCCTGTGGTAGAATGTCGTTTTAAAGATG